CGTACTCATGTGGTTGACGCCATGAACCAGCGCCTGTTTCTGCACGAAGGTCGTGTGAAACTTCTGGGTGGATGTATGCAGCGAATAGTGAACCACGACGTGGAACTACGTTTGCTGCACGCATTTTCGCTACTACGTAGCGGATATCTTTCGCCTTGATTGTATCAGTTGCAGATACACCAGTTACAGCAGCAGTTGAAATTGCTCCTGCGATCTCACGGATTACTTGAGTTGCGCTAGCAAGAACGCCGCGAACTACTATATCTAGAGAATCATTCATGTTGAATGCAACGATATTAGCAAGTGCTGGCTCTACATCAGCAAGGCTGAATAGGTCCAACTTGCGAGTTGAAATGATTGAGTTACCGTACTCGTTTAGAGTAACAGCAACGGTTGTTGTAGCAGGTACTGCTACTGCATCTGGATCAGTTGTCTCAGTTAGAGCAGTTGTTGCTACTGCAAGATCGCTATAGATCTGGAATAGCACGCTTGAACCAGCATGTGTTTGTGATACAGGCTTCTTATCAGCCACAGCGCGGAATGACGGTACGGAACGAAGAGCGAACTCTACGAGACGGTCATACGCCTGGGTTACAAGATTAGCACCGACCACTGTGCCTGCTTGCCCTGCAGGCAAGGCGGCTGAGGTATATAGATTTGCCACTTGGGTAAATCCTTTCGGTTAGTTTGAAATTACTACGATTGTGAACCGTAGATTAGGTTTAGAATTTCATCAGCAGATTGAGCACTTTGAATTTTAATTCCTAGGTCTTCTGCCTTATCGGGGGATAAAGCCCCAGTTGTTACATTATCCATTTGTCGCAGAGATGCGACATCCTTAGAATCTATCTCTTTCTTTGGTTGTAGTTGAATACCGAATACATCAGCATTCTGCTCTAACCAACCAGAGATTGCTTCTTCAGAAGCATCTAAGTCGTTTGGTATGAATGTGGCAACCTTTGGGTTTACGCCACGGGATGCAAATACATCCTTCAAAACCCGCTCTCTTTGGGACTTGGTGAGTTCTCCTAAAGAGGACTCCAGATCCTTGTTTCTCTTTTGCTCAACCTTTAAGGCTTTGCGTAGTTTCTTTACAAGGTCTGTATCAGAGTCAAAAGATGCGATTGTAACATCGTCATCATTCTCATCATCATTTTCATCCCAGTAGTTATCGCGGTTGTTGCTCATAGCAACCTCTCCCTTTTCTTAGTAGTTGGCGTACGCCGCAATATGGATAGGGGCATCTATATTGGCTCGTACTATCGGTCTTGTACGCTGCATGGGCCGATGGTTCCATGTAGGATTCTAATTAGGCTTGGTACATTCCTGTACTAAGCGATTGCGTAGTTATACCAGATGATGCCTGGAATGATCTCGTTGCCATTTCAGCAAGTCTTCTCTTACGCTCTGATTCAAGTCCTTTAAGTTGTTCTGCTTCAAGTTCTGCTTGGATAGTTGCAGCATTTGCAGCACCAGCACCTTCATAAATACCTGAGTATTTAGTTTCAGGGGCTAGGTCTCTAGCAATATTTTGATATGCTTGAGAAGCAAGTGCAGTAACTTCACCTTCTCTTAATCCTTGAGCAGTAAGTTGAGCACCATATTGTTCTAGTGATGCTTTATCAAATCTAATTTGAGTTGCTTCATTTGCTCTACGTACTACCTCTTGAGCAAGGGCTACAGTGTTATAGTTCTGTTGCATCTTCTCAACACCAATAGTTGAATCCATAAAGAAGTCAGTAAGGTCTTGATTATTGTTAATATAGTTAAGTTGTTTAAGTGATGACACTAAAGCGGGATCTGCGTTAATTGCTGCTAAACGAGCCTTATTAGCCGATTGGTCAAATAGGGCAACACTTCGCTTATTGGTTAATAGATTTTGAATGTTTTCCGTAGAAGTAAATTTAGGATCTAAATTATATTTAGTAGCAGTAATCTTATATCCTTCAACAGTATTAAATAAGTCTTTAGGGTCATACTTTGCGCCTGCTGCAAGTTTATCATTATAAAAACCATATTGAGTATAGAATGGAGATACTACTGTTTTTCCATCTTTAGTGGTAAAATCTTTACTGTTAAGATATATATCTACAGCAGATTGAGCATCAATTCCGTCTTTAATTAAAGTCTGCAAGAATGGAACAGAAGCATCTACAAGAGAAGCAGGAAGTCCAGAAGACAATAATAATGCTTTTATTACATTTACATTAGTAGTACCTTTGGCATCTATGGTTGCTTGGTAATTAGGATTTGGTTCATATCCTTGAGTTCCATCGCTATAAAGAATAGTGTACCCAATAACATTTCCATCTTTATCAGTAATCGGGATACGATCTAATATTGTTTTAGTTGGCGCAACAGGTGGTACATAACCACCACCATCAGTAGGTGGTGTAACTGTTGGTGCTTTTGGAGTAGTTGTTTTAGGTTTTGCTGTTGTTACAACTGGTGTTACTGGAGTTCTAGTACCAGGAGATGGAACAAATGATTCCGCTGCTGGTCTAGTAGTTTGAACAACTGGCTTAGGAGTAAAAGACTCGGCAGCAGGTCTAGAAGTTTGTGTTGGCTTTGGCGCTGCAGCCTTTGGAACTACGGGAGGTTGATATACAAACGCGGCCATTATCTACCTAGTTTCTGTGTTAAATAGTTTGCCATTTGTACACCCTCTTGAATAGCAGCAGGACTTGTTCCATAACGAGGATCAGACATCCATGCATTCTTTAACTCTAGATCATTCATTAAACGATAGTTTCCTTTATCATCTTTAAAGTTTAAAGCCTTCTTAATAAACGGATCATCATAATTAACAGTACGACCAGATGCTTTAGTTAAGAAATCTACAAGAGGTTTGGTGTAGGTAGTGGCATCTTCGCCAGCAAGTAAGAAAGGCTGAATACCTAGATACTGGGTAGAAGCAACTTTTCTCTGTTGGTTCTTATAATTGTTTAATAATTCATTTGCAACAGCATCATCTGGAGCATCAAGAACTTGCTTAAGAACAGAAGCAACTTCAGATAAAGTAGGTTCTGATAAATAGTTGTTTTTATTAGTTTTTACAATATCATCATAAAGTGATTTAGCAACACCACCAAGGTTCTCTTTAGTGGCCACATCAAAGTTCTTTACAAGGTAATCAGCCAAGAACTGTTGTTGTTCTTTCTCAGTAAATCCTTCACCAAGTGTAGTTGTCTTAGATGTAGATGTTTGACCACTTGTAGTGGTAGTAGTTGTACTTTTAGCCATCTGTCGCTTGGCTTCTTCATTGTACTTTTTCTCAAATTCAGTTATTTGATTTTGGCTAGGAAATGCTCCATAGTACTTAAAGTATGCATCTGAAAGAGTAGACTTAGCATCAGTTGGATCAAGCAGTTTAATTGCTATAGATATGCTCTTGCTAAATGATACAGCGCTAGACTTGTTGGTATAAAGATTTTGAAGCATGTTCAAGAATGGAACACCATTCTGAAGGGCTATTCTCGATACATCTTGTAGTGCTTTAACGTCTTTATTTCCAATAATACCACGTTCAGTAGTATCGTCAGATAGACCACTACCACGAAGTAGTGCTTGGATGTAATCTAATTTATTAGCAAAACCAGGAGTTGGGCTAGCCTCATTACGCCAGTTTAATAGGTAATCCCCAATGGCATATGAATAAGCAACTGGGTCAGAATAGTTCTGAGACTTAGTTTCAAAGGAATCTTTTGCTTGCACTTGAGCAAGTTGAGTAGCCTGTTGTGTATATTGTGGTCCTGTGTTAAACGCCAACTTATTCCTCAACCTTCAGTTTAGAAGCAAATACTCCATAATACATACGAGCAAATGCTGGATTTTCAATAATTAATTGCATAGCCAAGTTATTTAACTTTTTAGATTCTTCTTTAGCAAGCCAGTTTCCTGCACCAAAACCAGGTGTAGCACTAGTTCTTGTTTGTTGTAAATATGCTTGAAGATCTTTATAAGCAGCATAGAATTGAGCAGTCTCTTTGTAAATAGGAGATGCTTGGAATGCTGGTTCAGCCAATGCCTTACCAACGTTTGCTATCTTATCTTCAGCAGATCCAATATCAACTGATAATACAGGAGCACTTCCACCAAATTGATCGTTTAATTTAATCAATTGATCTGTATACCAAACGTTTGTATATCCTTGCGCTGCTTGTTCCTCAGAGATCCGAGACTTAGCCATTTGATAAACAACGTTTTCAGCATATTGCTCTAACTCTTCAGGACGTAGTACACGACGACGACCTGTGGCTTTCTGCCAGTTGTAGTAAGCAGTTGCTGCTTCTCCACCAGGGAAGAAATAAGGAACTATATCTCCAGTTTTGGTAGCATACTTATCAGCCATATCTGGATTATTGTTTAAAAATGACCACGCATCACCAGTACCACGAACAGAACGTGTGGAACCAGCAAGTACAGGTAATAGATTCTTAATACCAAAAGTATCAGCAAATTCACCAATAGCAGCAAAGTAATCACCAGGATACTTCTTGCTTATTTGGTCATATGCATTGTATAAGAAAGTTTGAGTTCTCAAAGAACCATTCTTGTCTTTAGCAAATACTTCTTGAGAAGGAGTTGCTGGAGCAATAGACTGGAAGAATGCAGTCATTAATCCTGTCCAACGAGATAGTCCACGAGCATCATTAAACAGTTGGTTACGTGAAGCATCTTCGGCTAATGGATTATCACCATAATCACCAGTAGATGCTAAATAACCAGCCCAGTCTTTAACACCACGTTCTACTTGAGTATTATTATTAATAGACAGTAGGAAT